TGAACAGTAACTGCTTTCTCTCTAATATACTCCATCATCTTTGCAACCACTAATGGACGCGTTTTCGTTGACATTGTAAAGCCGGGAACGAGTTTCTCTCTTTCATATTTCGACATATACGATTCAACTGTATCTTGGTTAGAGGTTGAACTATAGTACATATTCTTATATTCTCTTTCTAATATCTGTTCTATGGTAGACCACCCTATATTTGCGTTTTCTACTACTAGAAGCGCATCATTGTATTCAGAAGCGATTCCTACCAAGACGTTACCGAATTCCTTCGGGGATAACTTCCCTTTGTACTCTGCTACCTGAACGCAACTTTCTATATCCATTACGTGAAACGTAGAAAAGTCAGTAGAGTCACCTCTAGATACGTCGGCTGTAACCATATAAGATTTTGTATAATCAGGACTTTCCCAAACCCATAAATTGCCATCAACTCCTCTTTTTTCTGCTGGATCTTTTTGATAAGTTTCTTCATAAAATTGTAAATCTTCTGGTTCAAATACGGTTTCTCCTGATGATAGGAAGTCACAGTCACATTCCTGTGCTGCCATTCGAGGTCCTAAATCTCTATCTTGCATGTCTCTCCAAACCTGATTTCTTTCAGGATGGACTGTCCATGGTAATTTAATAGGTACAAAGGAATTTTCAGCTACTTCTGCTTTTACATAGGTAGAGTGAAACCAGTTACCTATACCGTTAGGAGTCGATAGAGCTATACATTGACCACCGGTTGCTAACGTTTGTTGTGCAGCAGTAAAGGTTTCCTCAATGTTATCAATAAAGGCGGCTTCATCTATTAATAATAGTGATACTGCTTCAGAACGAGCAGAATCAGAATTACTTGACTTTGCTTGTATCTTTGAACCGTTCTTCAGCCTCAGTGAGAGTTTATTCTTCTCTACTGCATGTAGACGTAACCACTTGGGTAACTGTTCATACATGAATTGTACTTTAGAAACTAGGTTTCTCGCTGTTGCTTGTGTAGTTGCTAGGGCTAGTACGTTCTTATCTTTATGGAAGATCATCAACCATAAAGAGTAGCCAGCTGCTAAGGTAGATATACCAAGCTGTCTAGACTTTAAAGTAATAAGAAATTGATTATCTCTAAATAAATGTAGTACTTTCTCTTGAAACGGGTATAAGTTAAAGAGAATTCTACCCCTTGTCGGGTGTTGTATATAGCAATACTTCCTCATGAAGTACGCTGGATCTTTAGCACATTTTATATATTCTTGTGCTATTATGTTTTTAATATCTTGCGACATAACTAATTAATTATATCTCAATCCCACGAATCTTATCTAAAGTTCCGAATCTAGATTGAGTTGAGTTACTTCCTTCTTTTTTCGTAAATATACGACGGAGTATTATACCGTTAATGTCTTGTTGAGAGTTTGTAAAGAAAAAATCACCATCTCTTTTTCTTATGTGAGCATATAAACTACCGCCGTGTTCTTCTATAAATGTATCGACAGGTACAAATTTACCGTTCTTAAAATTAACTATGTTTCCTTCTACTTCAAACTTAACTTCCATATCTCCCTGGTAGTAGTAGTCAATAGGTCCTCCCATTGGTATAGTACCTTGAATTATTGTTTTTATAAGTTCTGCAGGTATTTTTCTAGAAACATCAGGTATTTGTTTATTACCTGATAAGTTAACTCCATCTAAGTTATTTGCTTCAACTCTATCTTGATAGAACTGGTATGCATCTTCATAGAAATCTGTTAACCATTCTCTTATTCCTGGATTAGTTGACGACATTGCTGTCATTCCTTTGATTCCACCACCTGCTAGAGTTGGTGCTTCGTTTCCTTTAGCAGATACTTTTACATCCTGTCCTTTAACTTTCAGTATAACATCCGCATAAGGTTCTGTGTTAAACTCGTTTAAACCGTCTACTTTAACTGCTGTTTGAACTCCGTTAATTTCAATACCATTAGTACCTTTCAAGGTCTTAACACCAGGTACTGCATTTATAGCATCTATAATGCCATGCTCTTGTCTCTCTGTTGTTTCAATCTTACTGCCTCCAGATCCTCCAAATTCTTTAGTCTTTTGTAATGCGCTAAAGCTTACATCATTTCCTTCTTCGTCTTTGAAAAAAGGGAATTGATTTATTCTAGTACCGCCAATTTTTTTAATTGCATCTACTTCCATTGAATGAAATAGTGCTGCGTAAGAATCGTCGGCATATGTTAAGATACTTTGGCTACCATCTTTAAATTCAAATGGTGCTCTGTTCTCTATCTTGTTATCTATAACTTGTAGTCGTGAATACTTTATACTTGCATCACTGAAGTCATTCCATTTAAGAACTCCTTCGTCTAATCTGAATCCAAATAAAGATTCAAAAAGGTTCATATCCTTTTCGTTAGTTAAATCAGGATACCCTTTCTCACATCTATATGACCATTCTAGTATTGTTTTTTCTACTAAGTTCATTTATTTCGGATCTTCTGCTGGTTCTTGAAATTCTACGTCTTCTCCTCCTAAATCTGCTCCGCCTTCTGCTCCCGCTTCTCCTTCCGGTGCTGGTTCTTCTTCTGCACCACCTGATGCATCAGCACCCGGGAAGTCTCCTCCACTAGTGCTACCTGATGATCCGCTATCTCCAGCATCTTCTCCACCTTCACCTGGCTCACCGCCTGTGTTAGGTCCGTATTTAAGTAGTTCGTTTAATTTATCTAATGCTTGTTCAAAGTCTGCTAATTTATTAATGTAGTAGCGTTTACCTTGAATCTGTGCTTCAAAGCCTTTTCCAGTCCATTTTAAGATAAAGTTCTGTTTGTTCTTCAACTCAACTCTAAATGTAGAAGGACGAGGTGCTACCCATAAAATTTCTTCTACGAATTCTCCGTATTGATTAGTAAGTAGAGATTCTACAGCTTGTTTAAGACTAGGAAACTTACCTAACATCTTTTCTGTTGCTGTTTCTAGTACAGTCTCTTCACCTGCTTTTTCTAGAGGCTTTTCGTCTGTCTTTACTTCAGGCTTCTTTGCTGGTTCTTCTTTTGGATCTTCTTCTTTGATTAATTCTGCTAATGACTTATCTTCGTTCACTGAACGTCTTTGTTTCATCATAGCATATTGACCTGGGTATTCAGTTCTTAAGAAATGACGAAGAGCATTGAAAGTCTTACTTATAACTTCAAATACTTGTCTTGCTTTTTCATCTTTACGAATATCATCAATGTGCATTAACTCTTTTGTTGAATCAACTGCAGATGATAAATTACGGAATAAATTTTCAAAACTAGGTAATTGAATTATCTTATGTCCAACTCCTCCAGTCTCTTGGTTTACAAGATCTGTTTTAAAATATGTAGATAAGTCTTTATTAAAAAAGTCTTCATCTTTTATAGGACCGAATTTATCTTCTATTGATTTTATAAAATCTTTAGGTAGGTCTTTTGGTTTTACTGTGTTACCTTCTTCTTCGTTTACTGATTCTTCTACTCTATTCATCTCTTCATCCGATACCCAATATGAAGTTCCCCCACCTATTGAGTGTTTAAACATCTTTTCCATTTCCTCAGCGTATTTCTTTGCATCATTATATGAATTAAATACTTTTGGTTTATCAGTTGAACTAAATGTTTTTTTATCAAATTCTTTTTCCAACCCCTTACCCTGACCTCTACCTTTATTGTAGGTTACATAGTATTTGCCTTCGTTCTCGTCTAACTTTTGTAATTCGTTTGGTGAATGTTTATGTATTTTACCGCTCGGTAATTCAATACCGTAATACTTTTCATCATCAGCACCGTGTTCTTTATCTAAAGATTTTACAACTCCGGTTCCGCCATGAGACATTTTTACTTTGTCACCTATTTTAAAATGAGATTCGTTTTTTTCAGATCCAACTTTATTAATATAAGCATCGTCACCATGAGGTGATAATCCTTCTTTAAAAGGTCTTGGACAAGGTGTTCCTTTAACATGAGTATGACCGCATCTACCACAGTGTGTGGCTTTCTTTTCAGTTAATACTTCGAAATAAATTTCTTCAATAAGTTCTCTAAATTCAGCTTTATTCATTATCTTATTATTATTTGAAGAATTTTTCAAGAGCTTCAATTTTATCATTAGCATCAACTAACATAGTTAATGCTTCTTCTGCATTTTTATAATAATCACCTGTGGAATGATCTCCAATACCTACTGGATGTTCAGAGAGCAAATTCAAAGTTAATAATGCTTTTGATTTTTCTGCAATGGCAGATGTCATTAACATATCAAATAATTCCTTTTTCATTGTTTATTTTTTAATATCCTTGACGCTTAATAGAAGCGTTTATGAAATTAACTGCATGTGCCATTGGTATATCCCAGA